GTATCTGTTACCTTTACGTTAACCCATTTTTGCACATGAGACATAGCTACGGCACAGTGGTCATGCTTTTGTGCAAGGTCTACGTGAAGAAAATAAACCTTGTCTGGGTCTGGAACAAACCATTCTTCAAGTCTTCCGAACCGATCTACTGCCTGTGCTCCAACATTAAATGCTTTCTCAACCTTTTCCCTTGATTTAAAAAATGCATCAATTGCTTCTGGTGGCATGCATGCAAACCTAGATAGAGCGTCTGTTGGATTTGTATAGAATGATGTTTTGAAGTCATCAATTGTTCTTACTGGGTTAATTTCCCAGGTTGGTCTCTTAAGTGCATATACTTTAGGAATCTTATATGAAACTATATGATCTTCTTCCCACTGAATTTCAAATTCATTACCTTCTGTTCCGTCTGGCAAATCCTCGTACATCTTAAACTTATGTTCACGAATAATAGTTTCTTTTTCGGCAACCACCGCATCGTACCTTTGTTGAATATAATCGTTCTTATATCTTGGGAATGAAAGAAGAATTACCTTGCCAAAGTCTGGAAAACGTGAGTCAACTGAGGCTCTATACATGTCATAAATTGCACTACCTGTTTTGGCTTGCTCATGTCCCGTAGTATTTTCAATACTAAATCCTGAAATTTCGTCTAGAATAACTACAATAACGTTATATCCTTCCCATGCCTCACGTTCTGAGTGACCAGAGTGAACTGTTATAGCCTTATCAAATTGAACTTCAGATGCCTTTGCATTGTATTTTCCAACAAACCAAGGTGACTTATCAATTCTTGTTTTAAATCCTTTGAAGAAAACATTGTTTGCTTGCTGAGAGTTAATAGCAATGTTAATAATATCAATGCTATCTCCAGGAGGTTTCCCATAATATGTGGCTGGATCTTTTAGGCATAGCAATAGATATACTATATATGCTACCGCAATTGTTGAGCAGTAGTCTTTCCCAGAACCTTTGCCTAGCTGAGCAACAACTTCATTTGCTGTCTGCTTAGATCTTATTCTTCCTTCTTCTTCCCCAAAAAGTTTAATAAGGGTTGCTTCTTTATAAATTTGAGAACTTTTTTCAATTAGGGTGTACTGAAATTCAGACAATAGTGGCAAGCCTAAATACTCTGGGCTGTTCACAAATGTTCTTAGATCGACAGGCTTTTCGTCAAATTCTTCTCCGTCAAGTATGTCAATTAAATCTGAAAAATCAAACGACATCAGCATCCTCAATAACAACAGCCTCAACAATTCCAGTAATTTGTGAAAGCCTTTTAGCAACATTCATTTTACAATTTGGGCATCCAGAAGTAACTTCTTTTAATATCTTTACGAGGATATCTTGCTTGCGCTCTGTGTCTGCAATTTGTCCAGCAAGCTCAGCGTTATCTAGTAGCCCTACCTGCTGCAGCATTCCAATTCTTTTTGTTTCAATGTCTGATATAAGCTTTAGCGCATTGGCCTTAACATTTAGTTGACCAGATTGATCTGCGTCCTCTACGGTCTTCCAGGCCTCTTTGATGAGCATTGCGTAGTGTTGGTCTGCCCCAGAGATTGCTTCTTTTGCACGTTCTCTTGAGGAGGTGTCGTTGTGTACAACAGATTTCCACTCGTCAATAAGCTCAACAACCTCTGCACGTTTAAATCCAGTAAGGCTTGCTATTGTTGTGGGATTGTTACCCTTAAGGAGTTCTTCAACTACCTTATTCATGCGATCATAATGATCTGCTAATTCAATTTCCATATAGTATTATTATACTTCTAGTCGACTGAAATAGCAAGTTTCTTAGCAATTTTAAGTAAGATTAAATAACCAATCATGTCGTCAATATCATTATCTCCTGCAAAACCTGAACCATTTTTGATTCTATTGATCTTATCATCAATACGGATTTTAATTTGCTCTTGATTGTCCGCCTGAGAAAATATGCGAATTGGACTCAATGCTGAGTCTCCATATGAAATGTTTTTATTAATTAGCATCTCTGCAATATCAAGACATTCTCTAATAATTTTATGTCCTGATGGAGCATCTGTTGCAATTAATTGTAAATCTGTTACCCATGCCTGATAACTATCTTTATTTGGATAATCGGTGTCCGCCATTTTTTCTCCCTATTGTATTTGTGATTCATATACAGTATCTATCGATACTGGACTTTTAAAATGCGGAGGCAATGTGTATACATTAAATGCACCTTCGTTACCACCTCTAAAAATAAACCAATCAGTAGGCCTGCTAATTCCGTGATCTTCAACATGCTTAATTAGCTTCTTGGCTCCTTCTTTAGAAACCACATAGCAAAGCGTAGACCAGTCTTGATATCCCTTTGATACATAATAACTAATTTCGTGGGTCTTGTCAAACCTATCATATTGATTAGGGTGTACAAATATACTTAATACATCATAGTTTGAAGGAACATTGTCCATAGCCATATTATACTTTTCAATAAAATTATTTTCAATTAACACATCATCCTCAAAAATAAGTATGTTGTCTAGACTGCTTTGTACCAAGAATTTCCAAGCTAAATAGTGGCTTCCAAAATTTCCAATCTCACCATTTTTAAATCCTGGCCATGCCAATTTAAAGTTTGGGTTTTCTTTAAAAAACTTTAATTTATTTTCTTCTTCTCTTGCATCAATACAATCTATCTCAAGTTTATTAGACATTAAAACTTCATCTACACGATCTCTATTCGATCTTCTAGTCTCATCTATATGAATTATATGATAATTTATTTCTCTGTTATCTATAATTTTAAAGTCTGGCCCATAAAATGATTCTACTGTTATAGATTTATCCTGAGCCATTCTTTTATATATGTCCTGCTCTAGCTTAATTGCTCTATCTAAATTGATTCCATTGGTGGTACAGAAAGAACGAAAGTTTTCAAATACAACATTTGTTTCATGGGTAGCCTGACCGTGGTCATAGCTGCTACCTTTTGCATGATTAACTATGTGCTGCTTGTCTCTTACAACTAACTTATTATTCATTACTGCAAGTGCTGACCAAACTATATCTATGCCCCAGCCAGAAATCATATTCTCAAGTTTTGTATTTTCATAAAGGTGGTCAAAATACTCAAGCATCTGTAGGACTATATCTTTATGAAGATAGTACATTATTCCATTTGTATTGGTTGAAATTAAAAGATTTTTATCATCTGGAAAACTTCCTAAACTGGTTGATGTTTCACACCATGGGTCATACGTAAAATGAGGTGCGTATACATGGATATTCTTATATCTTGATAGGACTTGATTTGCTCTATTTAGCTGTGCTGCCCAGTTATTATAACTAACATCTCCACATATAAATATCATAAAGTCATTAGAGAAATCAAATTCTTTTAATGCCTTATAAAACTGTTTAAAATATCTTATGTCTCCAACATTATCCCAGTGATCCCGCTTCATGTTACCAGAGTTAATTATCTTATGGGGCTGACCATGATCAATAAATTGTTTTTCAATATTATCAACTACATTGTAATGAACATCGTCCCAACACACTATGTATGCAAATGACTTCACTGCATTCTCCCTCTTATTGCACTAGAAGAAATTGTTTTTGTATATGGCACATACACTAAGCCTATACCTCTTTCATCCAGCCATTTTTGATCAAAGCTCATCTGTGAATAATAATCTTTTTCTGCCCAGTCCGATCCAACAACTATGTAGTTGGGCCGTATCTGATCAATGGCAATTCTTGAATCTGACCCGCCAACATTCATAATAACACGATCAACATATCTACAGGCAATCAGTACTTCAGCTCTTTCATCTTCGCTACATATCGGCCTTTTATTCTTAAACTGCCAAATAAAATCGTCTGTATTTAATGATGCTACAACTGTACCATCTGGGCCAGCAATCTCCTTGCATCTTTTTAATAAATTAACATGTCCAGAATGAAATAGATCAAATGTGCCACCAGTATATACTATGCTCATGACAATCCTAGCCTAACGTTTAAATCATTAAAAACTTCTTGTGACACAAACCAGCCATCCCACCTAGATTCTTCTGGCAATACATTGATGTATCCATTATTTTTCATAATATTTTCTAGTGGTCCACGATTAATTGTTTCGTTATGCTCTATAGATAAAACTTTAAATTTTCTAGAAAAATCGTAAGACTCTAGAATAGAAAGCTCTGACCCCTCTGTATCAATAGAAATGTAGTCAATTACATCTGGAGCATTATGTTTATCTAAAAGATCATTAAGGGATATAGTCTCAACGTCATACGTCTGACCCATGCTTCTTCTGGTTTCTGTATGTGCGTCAAAGTAGGCGTACTCCTCTATTCCAGACAATCCCTGCAGACCTGGGATCTCTAAAAAGCTTACCGTCTTTCCAGTTTTGTCTGCCACACATAAATCATCTATTTCTGCTGTCCTTTTTGTTTTTAAAATTTTATTATAATACTTAGACGGCTCAACCAATAGTCCGTTCCATCCGTAATAAGTTTCTAGCAAAAATGTATTAGAAAGATATATCCCATCGCATGCACCAAATTCTACAAAGTAGCCTGGCTTTCTGCCTAAACAAAACAATACAAAAAGATCTTGTCTAATTTGCGAGTAGCTCTCAAGCTTATCGCAAAAATTATTAAATTCTTTAATCATCTTTTTTTAATTAATCCAAACTGATCTAAGTATCTCTGTATAGTCATAGCAGAAACGTTGCATTCTTTTGCTATCTCTGTAACTGTTTTCTTTTGCACAACATATCTCCTATGTAGCCAATCTTTGCTTTGATATAATTTCATCGTTCTGTCAGCACCTTATTTGCATAATGAGCAATTCCAAATGAATCTGCTACATCAAAATCTTCTAGCGATAGTCTATACTTACTATTAAAGTAATCTACAGTTCTTTGTTTACGCATATTTCTTAATTGTGTTTTATACCATGAGTCTGCGTATCCTGGGTTCTTTACCCTGACTGCCGACTTCTCATCTTTTGTTGGATTTTTGTTTCCAATATAAGCCTGCCAAGCGGTAGGAGAAATAGTGATAACCTTAGCTCCAGTAGACATAAGCTCAGCAATAACAACGCCATATACATAAGACAATTTTATCACAGCAT